CTAGCTCGCGGAGTTGAATACCGCGAACAGGATAGTGCTCAAATCAACTTGATGGCACCATACCAGGATGAACTGAATAATGCGACCCAGACCATTGTCGTGAACGAGACTGTTCCGATTAAGGTGCATTTGGCTAAATCAGTGGAAAACGCTTATAACACAGCGTTGGCCCTGGTGGATCCTGTGCCCTACCATCCGAACAGATCCAGCTTGGAAGAAAAGTCGAAGAACACCATGACACACATTGGTGTAATATCGACAGGAAACACCGAACAACCCTTCCTTCATGTTGCTGAGACTCCCGGAGCATGGGAGAGACGCTACAAGATCATCAGTATGACAGTGAAAGCTGAATATGCTGACGAATATGGACGTTTTGATTCCTCTAAGAGCGACGGATCTAATGATTATCATTGGTTCGACGTCTATGAGATTGTCTATATTGGAAAGACCCGTAAGGTGATCTACTTTGAAGTCAATGGAAAGTCTAGCTTGCAGCTTGATTCCCAGGAATTATTTGAACTGGTAAGAAAGCAATCGATGGATCATTTCAGCGAGCAAGACAGACTTGATGGGCTTCACAACAAAGCCAAGCGAACTGGTTGCATGTCGTGTAAACGCCTTGCTTACATGTGTAAATGTCCCAACAGGGACGATCATACTCTCTCTGGTAAGCAGGTCGCAACCAAAAACACCGATGCGAATAGTGACACTTCTGTAGAAGATGCTTGTCCTGCGCGTACACAAATTGGTGCAAATCGTTCTCCCTGTGATTTTCACAAGGGTGGACTATGCAGCTACTGTGGACGCGAAGAACCAGACTCTGATTCAGTTGAGAGTGTCACACCACAGCCAGAAGTTGGCGTTGTGTCAGTTGCAGCTAGTACTGCTGGATCCCTCATGTGGAGCTCTGTGCTCCCATGGGTGAATCCCTTTATCAAACTGCGCTGGTTGTGGAGTATTGACAACAATGTGATGCGATGCATGCACGAGGAACTTGTTGAGGAATTGAGCTACTGGCCGGAAACGGTCGGTTGCACAACTTTCTCCTTGCTTCCAAAATCGTGGACGAATAGAGCTGATGGTTCTCTAACCTTTTTTGGGAAGAAGAAAGAACAGTTCTTGCGAGCAGTGGCTGCAGAGAAACAGATTTTCCTGCCTCTCAGCTATCTAGCTCGTCGAGCATTTTGCATCGGACTGTTGTGCTTTTTCGCACTATGCTGTTTCGGATACCTTATGGAATATTTTGGTATGAACCCTCGAGAGTACGACCAAGTCGTTATGAAAACACGAAATGTGTCGGAATGGGGATGGTATTATTTCTTCCCCCAACACTCGAGATATGTCTACCAGAGACGTGATTTGTACGCTGAAATGGGAATTTTCACAGATAGATACCTGGACTTCGAGTGGTATTATGTTAACATATACTTCTTCGAAAGGTGGCTGGGTTACCTCTGTGTCCCATGGTATTTCACGTACAAGCGTTTCATTCCTGTACTCGAAACGAGGTTATATCAGTGGTGGTTGGCCCCACTACTGATTTCGACTTGCGTTTCCATTTTGCTCTTCTTCTACCTTTGGTGGAGGAGAGCGATGGGATATCGTGCAAGATACGAGAACCTCAAAAGAAGAGCTTCCTCAGATCAAGAGTTCCAACGGAGTCTCTATGAGCGTGCCAGACGGCATTGTACTGAGTACAACTCACTTGTCCCAACTGCGTTGGGCGTAGTGGGCGCTATAGTGACCGGTCTCGTAATTTGGAACAATATGAGAATGCCAGAAGCCGGAATTCGTGATGATAATCGAACTAGTTGGAACGACTGGTTCAACTTTCAACGCGATGTTCCTGAACCGAAAGAGTCCAGGAATGCTTCTGCTGATGAAGCTGCTGGAAATGTGGGTAAAGTTTTGACTCACATTGACACACAAATTGACGGTGAACCCAGAATTCTAATGGGAATGTACTTAGAACCTGGGATTTTGACACTACCACGCCATCTGTTCAAGAAAGATATGCTTGGTGAAGAACTGGTTGAATACCTTGATCTCCACATGGAGACCAATGGTGTGAAAACCAAGTTCCGAGCCTACTCAAAGAACATGGAACGCATCGCGAACAAAGATGCAGGCGTGATATTTGTGCCAAAAGCTCCATCCATTGGAGTATCACTGAAAAATATGCTGCCACGGAAAACCGGCTCCGATCATATCAAGAGTCGACTTCTCTATTTACAAAAAGCCGATGTAGATCCTAATGTGAAGGATTATGCACTCAGGAAGACTCGTGTCCTCAAACAGGAGATCCTGAATGCAGAATACATCGCTAAAGTCGATAGTGGAAGATTTGACTGTGGCAGAGGACTCCAATACCTTTCTAAGGTAACGAAATCAGGCTTTTGTGGTTCCGTTTTGATGGCAGATCGAAGAGATCCTACCATCCTCGGTTTCCACATTAGTGGTCAAAATTACGACATGACTTCCAGGAGGGGTTTTGCGCAAGAGATCACCTTTGATGATTACAATGCGGCTGTGGAAAAGTTGAAAACTCAACCACATTTTCGCAACGTACCAGAGATGAAGATTCTGCACACGACTCGCCTCGGTATCGACCTCGTACCGCACGCCGGTCCACATCCTAAGACAGAAATGTTCGAGAAAGATGCGATGGACTTGCACTCCGGGGTCGAAGTTATTGGTCATACAACAAATCTACCAAAATACAGGTCGAGAGTTAGACGTTCTATGTTGAGCGAAAAACTCGAGACACACTGTGGGTGGAAATGTCGTTGGAGGGCTCCCTACATGAAAGAGCCCTGGAAGCACCACAACAAAGCCTTAAAGAAAATCGCCACCGGATCACGAGAAGTTCCACCTGATGCGCTCAGGTGGGCTAGTGATGATTACTGGAATCAGATTTTTCCAGCACTACAGAAGCACATCTCGAAGCACCCTGAACTTTGTCGAGAGTTAACTCTAGATGAAGCAATCAATGGTGTCAAGGGTTCGCACTATATGAAACCCTT